ATTCGTGTTGAAGGCAAACACCTGTTTAGGTGATACAAAAAAACATGTTTTGCAGGGCGCGGAAGAATGCCGGACGGTAAAGAATTCAAGGCCGCGAACGAACCGATTTTTTAGTCCAGCTTGGTTTTTAAAGCAGTCTCCATGGGCCTTGCAGCCCATACCCCGCTTACTTGTCAGTGACAATTAAAGAATGTTGGCTTGTAAAACCAACACCAAAGAACGATTTGAATTCTCAGACGAAGAACCCAATCGGATGAAAGAAAAACCAGAAGAGGATTTGGTAGTTTTGTCTTCGGACAGCGACCCAAGAACAACAACTTCACCTGATTTCATTGAAACGGTTGACTTAACTTCTCGCTTAATCAAAGTAGGGCTGTCAGTAACACCGGTAGAAGTCTGAACAAAATCCGAAATGATCTGAGAAACGTCAACAGTTAGATGTGAGTCGAAAATAGTTGGGGAAACTTCAAAAATTATGCCGCTTGGCTTGTAATCAACGGTCCTAAAAGGACGACCCTCAGTATCGAGAGTGTCCGATGTGATTACAGGCGTTTCAGTACCTACCTGAAATCTTGACGCATGGCCTGAAATCACGCGCAGATGCGGTTTTGAAACAAGGTTGAAACGTGAATCCACGGAAAGCATAGAAGCCAATAGATCCAAACCCTTTAATGACAAATTTGCGTTGGCAACGCCTTGACCTGGGGAACCTAAAGTAAAACCGATGTTGGAATTAAATGCGTTGAGTATTGCCTGAAAAGAATTGACTACAAGTTCGTCATTCTGAATTTCCACGATCAAGGCGTGCAAATCCGCTTGACGAACTGGTGAATCTGCCTCTTTGACAGCTTGAAGAAAAGCTTTTTGCTGGTCCTTAGTTCCTCGAAACAACAACACGTCATGATTGTCTTTTGACAATGCGGCAACTGAATTTTGCGGTTCTGATGTTGTAGAAATACCTTGCGACAGACCGCTTTTTCGTTGAGTAATTGCCTCGGGAAATATCGGGCCTAGAACATCAACAAGGTAAGAAACTTTACGATTTTTTGGCAAGTATGACCAGACGGAAACCGGTTCCTTAACTTCTGATTTGGGCAGAATCCAAACGATGCCGGAGCGGTCCTGATATTCATAGCCCTTGATGTTAAGGTATTCAGAAAATATAGAGGCAGCTTGAAGAGGCGTGACACCAACAATGTCCAAAGTTACGGGTTCTGATTTGGTCTTCAAATCAGTGGCCAACACATAAGGTGTCTTGATGACTTCGCCAAGCAGCACTTGAGCAGCTTTTTCGAGCGGCATTTCATCGAACCGGAAGCTCACTGTCTGCGCTTGCGCGTTGAGGCTGCTGAGTGCGAACAGGCTCAACATAAGTAGTGTTGCTAATGATTTTACCGTCATGATTCAAAGCCTCAATCGTAAGCGAAGTGATTTTGGTAGCTGGAGCGCGAAACAGAGGGACAACAGACTCGCCATCGTAAGAATACACAGTGGTCCCAGAATCGGTCTGGGAGTAACCGACTACACGCTGCTGCTTTTCAGTGATTGGCGGCTTAGGGTCGTTTAAATGGGTTGTTGATTGATCGTTTTTTTCAACGGGTGGTTGAGTTGTCCCAGAAGAAAAAAAACTCAACACGTAATAACCAGAACCAATGGTTAACAACAACGCTAACGGAATGACGAATTTAAAAAATCCACCGCTCAAAATGTTTCCACGGTCATCGACATTTGACTCGGTAGCATCCGCAGAATCAGCAGCTTGCTGAGAATGGGACTTATACAACGAAAACAATTCCGGGTTGTATTTTCTTTGCAGGGATCGAAGCTTGTCTTTTTTTTGCCAACCTGAAAACACATCGATTCGATAACGATCAGGGCGACCAATCATTGTCAACTTCGACATTCGATAAGTCTCCTCGACGACGCGGCGAACCTTTGGGCCAATGTCCATAACGTCTTGAGTAATGAGAACAAGATCGCAAGTCACGCCAGTCTCAGGATGAGGAAAATGTCGATGCATACGCACGAAATTCATAACGAATTCAGGAGGGTTTTTGAAACCGTCCCAAAACCTCCAAATTTCGTCGAGGCAAACAAGATCACCAGCCTCGATAACCGTTGCTTTGTCGGTTGAATCCGTAAGCCAGAAAGTATGACTTTCGACCTGGCTGTGTTCGACAGTGACGAGTTGTATTTCGTCAATGTCGATTTGGGCGGATTTAGAAAATTCGAGAAGATCCAATCCAGCTATGTTGGTCACGACACGGCGACGCTTTTTTACAGCCGGAAGAATGACAGAAGTAACCACCTCGTACGACTTACCAGAACCCATGATGCCGGTGTATGCCTTAATCGCCATGTCGTTAACCTATGATTGGAATTCGTCTAATCAAAAATTTGGTGACCGCCGCAGAAATGAGAAGCGGCAAACCAAAATCCAGCCTAAATAAATCGAGGAAAAACCACACACCTGAATCAGTATTGGCGAACGCATCATTTAAAAAAGTTGCACTTATGAAAGGCAGAATCAAGTTAGTGACAAATGGAACCAGAACGGCCACAAGGCCAAATATTGCAGAAGCGGCAACGGCCTTAACGACTGTTCCCTTTACAAGCCATGAGAGTGCGGAAAATAAGATTGACAGCATGATTTAAGACCTCAACACAATGGCCATTGAAATGAGAGACCACAGCAACACAAAAGCGACATCAATATTTAGTCGAAAATCTTCGATCAAATCACAATGAACATCGATTGTCTGGATGCCCTGCCATTCGAATGTTGGTGTTGGGCAAGTGCCTGTATGGACAGGCAATTGCCAAGTCAACAATTCGTCGAAAGTGTCACCGAAAAAATCAAACTCGGTGATTGGCGGTGCTTGTGGTTCAGGTGAATTTTCCAAAAGTGTTGCGGTCTGTTGTTCAATTGCAGTGCTTACAATTTGCGCAGACTGTTGAGCCTCATATTGGCGAGCGTAGTCAGTTGGAAATTGAATGGTTGTTGTACCAGTTCCGGTTCCGGTTCCAGTTTGAGTTTGTGTATCAGGAAAAGTTTGAACAGTTGTAGTTGTCGGTGTCTGGACCCTACCAGTTGATGTGGATGTAGTAGCGGATATTATTGAACCAGTGTTGTAATCGACTGTTGTACGCCCTATGGTGACGGATGTACCGTCAGGCAAGTTTGTGCGCTCGATAATGTCCATGGTGCCATCGGTGTTATTGACGACAGTGGATAAAGACCTCTTATTGCCATCAGGAGCGAGACCGTACATAACGACAGCGCCAGTGTCGGGATCTAATACCGGGTGAGTAGAACCGCCGTCTACCTCAGTTTGAAAATCAGGATCGTCTTTATACGGCATGAATTCAATCTTGCCGGTCTCCGGCCTCAAATCGACTTTGACGTCCGCAAATTTGTCAATAACCGTACGATTTGGAGCCGGTTCATAAGTCAGACCGGAAAGAGTGTCTGTCGAATAAGTTGTCTCGGTAGAAACACCACCAACACGGTGTGTTTTGCCACCCTGTCCACACTGACGCGCATCAGCAAAGACTTTGTTCTGTGTTGAACTTGGTTCGTTGAACCACGTCACTTGTTCGTTCCATGCCTGAATGCAGGGCATACACGTCGATGTGACCACGCCACCAGAAGCGCCTGTACTTTTGAGGGTCCAAGATTGAGCTTTGGTACAACCCTCAGAATAAGCTGAAGGTGCTCCATAAACGATGGTTGAAGTGTTAGTCGCCAGTTGCCGTGGCTTGGGTTCATAACCACGTTTGAGGCCCACTCTTCCGCGAGTGGTGTTCTGAGTATCGCTAGACAGGAGCAGAAGGGCTAATGCACCAATAGCCGCACCAGCTTGACCAATTCGATAGGCAGTGCCGCCAGTAGTAGCAATGTAGCCAACCAAAGCAGCCGCAGGAACGAAAGAATGTGCATGTTTTATTGGCGCCAAAATCAAAGAAATTGAAAGGAGGGAGACAATTATTCTGTTAATCATTCTCAAGACCTCGAATTACTGCCCAAGCGGACAACATTCCAAGACCGGCGAACATTAGATACAGCGCTTGTGCGAAAGTCATATTGAAAACCCACTGATAAAAAGGGGGGAAATATCCCCCCTGTTTGTTACATGCTCTTAACTGCACCGATCACAAACTTAGCGCCGCGCCATGCAAGGTACATACCGATACAAGCAGCACCTACGCCTAAAATTGCGGCTGTGACTGTTGAAAAATCGACAGCGGTAGTGATGCTTGTCAAATCAGGTGGTGCAGCCAGTGCGAGTGCTGGCAACGAAGCTACGGAGGTGATGAGAGTTGCTTTGATCAATTTCATTTGGAAAACTCCTAAAGGTTAAAATTTTCTGACGGCCTGGATAATTGCACCGACAGACTTTCCGACCACCCAAAGGGTAAGGACAGTCGAGAAGAAGAACCCGAACACACCAGCTGCGAAAACAGGGCTAAACGGCTCGGTTAATTCAGTGAAAAGAGGCAACAAATCAGAATCGATTAAAACGTGTTGGGAAACCTGCAAAACGTGATTGACCCCGTTAATTTGCCCACATGTAGAATCCGCTGCGGACTGAGTTGGAACGCACGTTAAAACCAATTTCAATTCGCCTGCACTCATTACTTTGAATCCTGTTTAGAAGGAAGCGTTATGTCGTACAAGGTTATTTGGCGGCCTTTTGGAGTAGGCACAAACTTGTAATGACAAAGGATCTCGACCCTCGGCTTGAAAAAAGACTTTACTTTTTCCATCAGTTCAGGCGAGACAACCACCGGGTTGGGACAATAACCGTACATCCCATTCTCCCCATCTGCTAAAAGCCCCTCTAAGTAAAGCTTGTTGACTTGAATCTGCTTTCCGTCGATGTTGTATTCGTTGTCCTGATAACCGAGAAGAATTTCCTTTTCTGGTTGCATAATCTAAATCTCCTAACGTTGAAAAATTTAAGGTAGGTGCAACTAATCTCTTAGGAACACCTTTTCTGGAAAGACTGGACACGATTTCATCCGGTTTGAAACCTGCCAATTGAAGAACGGAAATAAGCTTTCCGTAAGCGGTCGAACAATAGTGAGTTAAGCGATCAACGCTCAATTGAGTGCTTGCTGTTTGAATCTCGATTCGGGTTGACGGTGGGTTGTTAGCGTTAAACTTCGCTAACAATTTCGCGCAAAATGGATAAGAGCCCGCGAAGTACGAATCTGTGTTCGTGAGTGCGTCAAAAGGAATAACACGATCAGTGTTTTTGATTTCGACCTCACATCTAACCCACTTGTGATAGGGCGAGTCAGCAGAATGTGACAACTGCAAGCCCTTTTCATAAATCCTGCACATCTTGCCGTTTTTACGCTTGCCAATTTGGAGAGTGCGGCCATCAACAGGGACGGGGTTAAACCAATCGCCCATAACGCAGTGGCTCGGGTGATTAACCGTCAGATTGAACTCACCATCGAAAAACGCCTGTTTTGCAATGTCCATATTAAGGTCTTCGCCAGTCATGTCATCAAGACAAATATCGAGGCGAGTGATCTTGCAGTCATGGAGCGATTCCAAGACGGACTTCACTTCTTGCCAATACGAAAAAGTAGAGCAGCCATGTCCGTTAATTGAAAAGTAAGCGCGATTGTTTTGAGTCTGACCACCCCAGTTCAACTGAGCAATTTGAACGGTCTGTGTTTTGTCAACGCGAGAGTAAAAAACGATTGTGTTGGTGTAACCGTATTGGCCGCGGCCTAGGTCATCAGTGATTATGTCCAGGTCGTTAAGCTCGAAAAGGGCAGAAAATCCAGACACATATTCTGAAATATCAAGCTTTTGATCAAACGTAAAAGACAACCAATCGACCTTAGTTGCATTGGGGTTAACGTGACCCACGAATGATTTTTGGGTGTCTACTGTGCCCCCCGTATTACTAGACGGGGGGCAAGCATTCGCCGCAGCGCGGCTGGGCGCGCTTGCGTGAATGCTTGCTCCTACTGTGTTGTTATGATGCTCAGATTTTTTATTGGTCATTATTTGCACACCCTTATTTGTTACGTCTATGATTGACAAAAGTCACATTAAGGAACCCAAAAATGAATTCAATAAGCTTGGTGATGGAAGAAGCTAAAAACACTTTCGGACGCGCGAACTTGGCTGAAAAAATCGGGGTAAACCCAAACCAAATTAACAGCGTGATAAAGGGAACAGCCGCTTTACCTTTTTCCGCTGCGTTGAAACTGGCCGAATTAATAGGAGCAGATCCAGTAACAATTCTTTGCGCCAACGCAGCGTTAAAAGAGACGAACACAGCGAGGAAACAATACCTTGAGAGCAAAATTTTGCCTCTCGAAATAAGTCGTATAATTTTCGCTATGTCAACCACACCAACTTGTGTCGATAATACACATGATTCGTGTTGAAGGCAAACACCTGTTTAGGTGATACAAAAAAACATGTTTTGCAGGGCGCGGAAGAATGCCGGACGGTAAAGAATTCAAGGCCGCGAACGAACCGATTTTTTAG